AAGAGCTATCGTAAAAGTATTTACAGAAGAAGATATATGCACTTATGAAGTAAAAGATTACTTAAAAGATTTTGCTGTAAAAGATGTAAAGTTGCTTGATGAAGTAATTAATCCTTTAGGAAAAATTCCTGCAGTAAATTTATATAATCAACGATCACATAAAAGACCAATAGGTATTAGTGATTTATCTGATGTTGCAGAATTACAACAGTCTATTTACAATGACTATTCAGAAAAAGAACAATTAATCAGATTAGCAAACCACCCTTCATTAGTAAAAACACCAAATGTAAATGCTTCTGCGGGTGCAGGCTCAATTATAGAAATGCCAGAAGATATGGAGCCTAACTTAAAACCATATATCATACAACCATCAGGGCAAAATTTAGATGGTATTATGAAAAGCATACAAACTAAAATACAAGCTATTGATAGAATAACACATATGGGTAGTGTTCGTTCTACGAGTGGCCAAATAGCAAGTGGTATAGCATTGCAAACTGAGTTTCAATTATTGAATGCAAGATTAAGCGAAAAGGCAGATCATTTAGAAAATGCAGAAGAATCAATATGGAATTATTTTGCTATGTGGCAAAACCAAACATGGGATGGTAAAATAGATTATCCAGATACTTTTGATATAAGAGATTGGGCAAGTGATATTCAGTTGTTACAAATTGCAAAAGCTAGTGGTGTTAAATCAGAAACTTTTACAAAAGAAATAGATAAACAAATAGTATCAGCAGTTATTGATGATGATGATTCTATTAATACAATTAACAATGAAATTGATAGTAGTACAAGTGCAATTGGTAGTTTCTCAACTCCAAGTATTGAGGGACAAGAAGCCCAAGAAGAATAATGGCTAAATACAAAGGCAGAACAGTCAAGCTAAATAAAATTATGCGTGGCGATGTTAAGAAATTTAAAGTTTTCGTCAAAGATAAATCAACAGGTAATGTTAAAAAAGTTAATTTCGGTAGTAAGACTATGAGTATTAAAAGTCATATTCCTGCGAGAAAAAGATCATTTATGGCAAGAATGGGTGGAGTATTAAAAAAAGTAAAAGGGCAAAAAACATTAAGTCCTGCTTACTGGGCAATAAGAAGTTGGCGATAACGGATATGTATGAGCAGACAAGAAATATTAGAACAATTAGCTGACCAACACGAAGCACAATTAAAAAGCACATTACGAGATTTAGAAGAAGAAATACTTAGTAGTATCTCAAGAGCAACAGGTGGTAGCGAATTAATAGATACACGAATAGCAATAGAACTACGCAAAGATATTAAAAGGCATTTACAAGAAACATATTTATTCGTTTCTGATAAGTTAGTTAGAGATTATGATAAAGTTGTAAACGAATTTATAAAAGAGTTTGGTGCTTTAAAAATTCCAGATAAGTTTAAATCATTAACAAAAATAGATTTAGAAACTATTACAGCATTAAAATATCAAGCATTTAGTGGTTTTGAAGATTTGGCGAATAGATATCTAAGTGAAATATCTGGTAATGTTTATGCAAACGCAATCGCAGGTCGCCCATTTAGAGATATGGTCAAAGATATACGAGGGAAAATAACAGGAGAGGTAGATGTTAGAGGTAGATCAATGTCAGCTTACGCAGGACAAATAGCACATGATAGTGTTATGCAATTTGACGGACAATTTACAATACACAAAGCAAAAGAATCTGGTTTAAAAAATTTTAAATATACAGGTACTTTAGTCACTGATAGCAGACCATTTTGTGTAAGACATGTCGGTGAAACTTATTCTGAATCTGAAATTAGAAGTATTTGGACTTCAAATTGGGCAGGCAAATCTAGTGGCGATCCATTTGTAGTAAGAGGTGGTTATCGTTGTCGCCATACTTGGTTGCCTGTAGATAAAGATTGGGATATAAGCGATATAACATAAGGAGTTAAACTATGGCTGACGAGCAAAACAATACTGTTACGGATACTGCACCAGAAACTAAAGCAGAAGAAACTAAAGTTGAAGAAAATACAGTAGCTGAAACTACTTATACTGAACAGCAAATGCAAGATGCTATTAGAACTAGGATAGGTAAAGAGCGAGAAAAAATATTTAAAAAATTAGGTACGGAAGATTTAGATAGTGCTGTTAATGCAATCAAACAAAAAGAACAGTTTGAATTAGATGAAAAGAAAAAAAGAGGTGAGTTTGATGATATCATGAAACAACAAGCTGAAAAATCTAATCAAGAAATTAATAATCTTAAAACCGAATTACAAAAAATAAAAATTAATGACAGTTTATTATCTAGTGCAAGTAAACATAAAGCTAATGTTCCAGATCAAGTTGTGCAATTATTAAAAGCGAATGTGCAATTAAATGAAAATGGTGCTGTAGAAATACTTGAAAATAATAATCAACCTCGTTATAACAAAAAGGGAGAACTTTTGACTGTTGATGAATATGTTGAAGAGTTCTTAACACAAAATCCGCACTTCCAAAGCGCAACTCCTAGTGGGTCTGGAAGTCAAGGTAATGTGGCTCGGGTATCCGCCAAAGCCTTTAATATTGGTGACTTAGATATGACAAATCCTGAAGATAGGAAGCGATATGCTGAATATAAAAAGGAAAGGGATAGTAAACCCACTGTCATAAATTTAACCTAAAATTAGAGGAGATTAGCTATGGCTGATGAAACTACAAGTAGCACGGTCTCGGAACTATATACCGAGATTATTGCTGAAGCTATGTTTGTCGTACAAGAGAAATCTATAATGAGAAACTTAGTGAAAAATTATACTATCGCAGGTGGCGGTAAATCCGTTGAAGTTCCAATTTATGCGGCTGTTTCAGCAGCAGCAGTTGCGGAAGCTACTGATTTAGCAAACACTGCTATCAACCCTACATCAGTTACTATAACTGCATCTGAGGTTGGTGTTATGACTACATTAACTGACCTTGCTAGAAATAGTGCGTCAAGAAATGTTGCTTCTGATATTGGACAATTATTCGGTAATGCTATTGCTAAAAAAATTGACCAAGACTTATTGGCATTGTTTGACGGATTCTCAACAGCAGTAGGTACTGATAGTGCGGTGTTATCGCCAGCTACTATTTTTAATGCGGCATCAACTTTAAGAGCGGCAGGACTGCCTGTTGATGAAACATATTGTGTAGTACATCCAAAAGTTGCGTATGACCTTAAATCTGGAATTACAAATACTTTCGCAGGATTACCAAGTGATATTTCAAATGAAGCTATGCGTAGTGGCTTTATTGGTCAGATTGCAGGAATCAAAATATTTGAAACAGGTAATATGGCAAACACAGGTACTGCGGGTGATTACAAAGGCGGAATGTTCCACAAAGACGCATTAGGACTAGCTATGATGCAAGATCTTAAATTAGAAACTCAAAGAGATGCTTCTCTAAGAGCTGATGAGATTGTTGCAACTGCAGTTTATGGTGTCGGCGAACTACATGATTCGTATGGTATTGAAGTCATTGCAGACTCATCAATCCAATAAATTTATTAATATTGAGGGGGGATTTTTCCCCCTCTTTAGTATATGATAGACGAAAACATAACAAAGAGTGGTTTTATGGACGATAAAATTGTTGAATTAACAAATGGTAAAAAAACTATAAAAAGAAAATATGTTGATTGGGAAATTAATCAAAAGATTTGGGAATTTAGAGGATATAGTTTAGTAAAAGATAAACCTAAAAAGAAAAAAGGTAAAAAGTAATGTGTCATTGTGACGGAAATTGTTTGTTTGGTAAATAATGGCTACTTCTCAATTTGCTGTAGCTAATAGTGATTTACAAGCTATTCAACCTGATATTTTAGGTTTTGGCATTACTGATTTTGGAACTCAATTACAATTTGCAGAAAATGATGTTCTAAGAAAAATTAGAGCTGATTGGTGGGAACGATACAGACATCAAGTAAGATATAAAGATATTACAAAAGTAACAAGTGTTGAAATGACTGACAGTAAACTTACTGATGCTCAATGGAAAAAAAGTGTCGTTTATATGGCGATGTGGAAATATATTTTACCACAATTAACTAAATGGAAAGAACAAGGAGATATGGATTCTTTTCAAATACAAATAGAATTTTACAGAGATAGATTTGAAGAAGAATTTAACCAAGTATTGAAAGATGGTGTTGAGTACGATGAAGATGGGGGTGGCACAGTTTCTGACAGTGAAAAAGAAGCTATGCATACAAATCGTCTTGTTAGATAATGGTCGCTGACGTACAAATTAAAGTTAATACAATCCAAGTTAAAAAATTAATAAGTAAATTAAAAAGAGATATACCTAAAGATATACAAACAGCATTAAATAAAGTTTCAGCTTATGGTGTAAAACAAATTACAGAAAAAACACAAAAAGGTCAAAAGCCAGATGGTGGTAGATTTAGAGGTTATGCACCAAGTACAAAAAAAGATAGATTAAAACGAGGTCGTCAAGTTGGTTTTGTTGATTTAACAGATACAGGTCAAATGTTTAGATCTTTGACTTGGAAAAGGAGAAGACATAAAGCAACTATATTTTTTAGAAGACAGGCTGAAAATAGAAAAGCAAGTTATCATGATTTTTTTGGTGCAGGAAAAAGTAAAGTCGTTAGACCTTTCTTTGCTATTGGACGAAAAGATGAAAATAGGATAAGAGATATATTCTTTAAAAGTATTGGTGTAAGATGAGTGAAAGAGAAGATATTGCTAGTGACATAATTACAAAACTTACTGCTGTCAGTTCCCCTATTACATTTAAAAAAATAACTAGAGAGCCATTTGACCCAGAAGAATTAGCAGATCCACAATTTCCTAGTGTGTATATTCAAAGTGGTACAGAATCTAGAGAAGCAAGCGGAATGGGTGCTGTTGGTACAGGTAAAACACAAGGCACTATTGATTTTATAATTGTCGGATTTGTAAAAGGAACTACATCAAATATTGATACTGCTAGAAACCAATTAATAGAAGTTGTTGAAGAAACACTTGATAATGATATAACTAGAAATGGTAATGCACTTGATACGCAAATAGTAGAAGCTGATACTGACGAAGGAGAAATTTTTCCTTATGGTGGTGTTAGAATTGTGGTAAGAGTAATTTACGAATTTACAAGAGGAACTGCATAATGGCAAAAGATATTAAAATAACAAATGGTAAAGATACTATGACTATTCGTGAAGATAGTCTTGAAAGATTTGAAAAACATGGTTATAAGAAATTGTCTAGTAATGAGCATGTTGTTCCAAAAGAACAGCCTAAAAAACTAGACATTAAATCTAACTCAAAGGAGTAAAATATGGCACATCACGGTAAAGAGGGAGTTCTTAAAGCAGGCTCGACTGTTATAGGTGGAGTTACAGGCTTTACGATTGACACTACTGCTGATGTTGTTGAAGATACCTCACTAGGTAATTCTGCTAAAACTTATTTAGCTGGCAGAACTGCATTTAGTGGAAGTATTGATATGCACTATGATGAGGGAGATACAGCACAAGAAACTTTAGACGTAGGAGCAACTATTGCCTTTACTTTGTTGCCAGAAGGAAATACTTCAGGAGATCAAAGTTTTGCTGGCAGTGGTATCGTTACTTCAATGTCAGTAGGTGTAAGTCTTGATGGTGTTTCTACTCGTTCAGTTGCATTTCAAGGCACAGGTGCTTTAACAATAGGTACAGTCTAATTTATGGCAGAAAAAATAGATTTTTTTGAGGGAGTCAAATCACATTTTGATTCCCTTGAAACTAAGATTATAGAAGTTCCAGAATGGGGTTTAGAAGGCGAAAAAGCTATTTATACTAAACCTTTTAACATGAGGGAAAAATCCAAATTATTTAAAGGTGCTAATCAAAGCGACCTTAATGTTCTCATTGATGTTATTATTGAAAAAGCATTAACTAAAGATGGCGATAAAATGTTTACTATGGAACATAAATTAAAATTTAGAGTACAAGCTGATACTGATGTTTTAGGTCGTGTTGCAAGTGAAATAATGAATACAGAATCAGATATAAACGACTTTAAAAAAAAATAAAAAACACACCAGAACTCCACGCAATATTTTCCTTAGCAGAAAAGCTACATAAGACAGTAAGTGAAATCTTGCAAATGTCGGTTACAGAGTTTAATATGTGGAATGCTTATTATGATTTAAAATATGAAGAATCAGAAAGGCAACAAAGAATCGCACAAATGAAAAGAAGATAATGGCTACAAAAAAAGTTAATATTGATATCAT